ATGAAATTGTTGCTTCTCCTGAGAGCCATGCTGGATATGCAACGACTGAAATTTTTGTTTCTAACATTTCTGAGAAATTAAGTCCGGATACAGAATTACTGATAGGCGACGAAACCTTAACTATTTTAAATATATTTCCAAATGAAAATGCACTTAGAGTGCAAAGAGGAAACCCATCCGAAACTCACTCGGTAGGTGCATCTCTTACTGCAAAAAATTATGACTTTACAATTAAAGAAAATTTTGAATCATTTGATTCAAAATTAAATAATAAAGTTTATTTTAACCCTCACGAATCTGTTGGACTGGGGACAACGGCGGGAGAAACTTATAGCGTAACACTTGGATTTGGAACATCTAGAACTATTAGTAGATCAATTTTATCTGGAAGTATTTACTTAGAAAATCATAAATTTAATGTTGGTGATAAAGTCCGTTTACATTTAAATGATGTCAACGGCAACGGGACTCTGAATAGTAGGATTCCAGTAACAGATACCTTAGGAACTCCAAATATAATTGAAATTTCAGATGGAGATGTTTTATATATTGCAAAGAAAACTCCAAACTCAGTAGGACTTGCTACAAATAAAGATGATTTAAATAATATACTATATTACAGAGAACCTTTTACAGCGACTAATATAGACAATTACTACTTAGTGTCCAATTATAATCAAGAATATGCAAATATTGATAAAATTACTGCAACTGTGTCAATATCAACTTCACATGGACTTGTAAATGGTGATATTGTTAAACTGTCTGTAGAACCAAATTTAAATGTTGGTGTTGGAACTTCAATATCAGTAAAAGTTATTAGGAATTATGATCAAACTATTGGTATAAACACGGTTTTATCAGGTATATCATCATATCCACAATCCGGAAATAATCTTCCTTGGGTATTTACTACGTCTCCACAAAAACATAACTTTAAAACGGGTGATAAAATACTTTATTCTAATATAAACTCTATAGTTCTTGGATATGGGTCATCAGATTTCCATTTGACTGCTAATGATTCTGATCCAGAAATGCAAAATGTTTCATTTTATGCTCGCGTTCTTAGTGATACTGATTTTAGTGTAAGTGAGACATATGAAGATACATTTAAACCATCCGTAAATGGAAAAACTTCATTAAGTATAACTAATGGACCTAATGCTCCTACCGATCCATCTTGGTCATGGGGAGGCAATATTCATGTATGGACACTAGTAAACCCACAAATTGAAGTTACTAAAGGAAATAATATTGTCTTTGATGTTTCTGATCCATCATTAGTAGGAAATAATTTCAAAATTTTCTATGATGAAGATTTTAATAATGAATTTATAACTGATTCTAATAGCGAAACATTCAATGTTGCTTCAGTTGGAACGGTTGGAGTTAGTAGTAATGCTTCAGTTACAATCAATTATTCCGGCGCTTTACCTAAAAAATTATTCTATAATCTGGAAAGTTCCTCTGGTTTGGGTATATCTACAGTAAGCAAAGATGTAGTGAATTACAATCGGATTTCATATGTAGATAGTAATTATACTGGTTCTTATCCAGTCATTGGAATTGGGACAACAACAGATGTTACATTTGATATTTCTCTAACAAAAGAAAGTGAAAGAGTTTCTTATGCAAAGTCAGAATCTAGCAAATTAGAATATAATACACTCTCTCATACTGCGATTGGACCTATTAAAAATATTGATGTTGTGTCTAGGGGGGAAAATTATAAAAAGTTACCACCAATTACATCAATAGAATCAAAATTAGGTAACGGTGCTATTTTAATTTGCAATTCTGATATTATAGGATCAATAAATGAAGTAGAAATTTTAGATACTGGTTTTGAATATTCTTCTGATCAAACTCTTTCGCCAAGAGCATTTGTCTCTCCTTCAGTTAGTTTGAGAAATTCAAATATTTTAAAAGATATTGAAGTAATAAAAGGAGGATTAAATTATACTAATCCCCCAACAACTGTTCTTGTTGATTCTATAACTAGAGATTCTATAAAAGGTGGATTAATAAACGCAAATCTTTCTGCACAATCCATATCATCAATTGATATCGAGATAACTCCATATGGAGTAAGTGGTGATGCAGAACTCTTTGTTGAAAATAATTCAAATGGTATCAGTATTATATCAGTTGAATCAAGCAACAGTGGTATATTTACATGCACTTTAAATACTCCTATATTAGGATTTTCGCAAGACTCAATAATTAATGTTGGAGATTTAGTTTATATTGAGGGTATTCAAAAATATAGTGAGGATGGTAGTGGATTCAATTCATCAGATCTTGGATATAGATTTCTTAAAGTATCTGGATATCAAAAATTAAGTGAAGATCGTATAACTATTGATGCTTCAGAATATACAAGTAATACTGGAATTGCTAAAACAATTCAAGATTCATCAGGAACAATAATTAATAAGAAAAATTATCCAGAATTTAATGTAATTACACAATCATCTTTATTCTCTGTGGGAGAATCTTTATTAGTTAATGGTGTTGAAGTTGACTTAAAAGTAGAATCTAATACAAATGATACTGACTTAAAAGTCGTAGGCTCTTATGAGTTATTTGTCAATGACAAGATTGTTGGAAAATCATCAGGAAATACTGCATACGTTTCTACTATTGAAAAAGCAGATGCAGTTTATAAAGTTGATTATTCTATTAAAAAAACATTTGGATGGCAATCAACAACTGGAAGATTGAGTGAGGATTATCAAGTAATTCCGGATAATGATTATTATCAAACTCTTTCTTACTCAATAAGAAGTCCTCTAACTTGGGATGAAGTAAAAACTCCAGTTAATAATCTGGTTCATGTGTCTGGCATGAAAAACTTTGCAGATACTGAAATAATGTCTAATAATGATTCTATAAGTGGAATTACTAGTGCTAATACTGATCTTGATATCTTCTTAGATTTGATTAGTGAACAAAGAGTTGATACTATTCATAATTTTGATAATGCTAGAGACATTGATGTTGTGAATGGAATATCTAAAATTTTAGAATTTGAAAAATCAGTTTTCATACCATACACTGAAGCAATAACTAATTCAGTATTAAAAATTGATGATATTTCTCCAGAATTTTCTCAGTTTGAATCAGAACCACTTCCATATAGAGATTTATTTGAAATAAATCCAGTAAGAGACTATAGAAATTATACATTTAAATTGACAAGTGTTGATGGCACACAATTACAATTAACTAGATTAGCAATATTATCAAATCCAAGTGAAGAATCATTCTCTCTTGAGCAAGAATCTTTAGCAAATGTTGGAACTGGTATTACACATTTGGATGGTGAATTATATGGAGAATTTTCTTTAGTAACAACAGAATTTGAAGAAACTTTCTTGAGATTTACTCCAAAAGATCCATTTACCACTGAATATGATATAAAATATTTGGAAAAAAGATTTGGTGACAGTGCGGTTGGTGTAGCAACAACTTCAATCGGATTTATTGATTTAGTTAGTGCAGTAACTGGTGTTACTACTGGAGTTGGGACTAGAGATTTAATTAGTCTACCCAAAAATGATTATACATCTGTGTATATTGATGTTTCACTTAATACCCTTATTAGTAATAACTTAAATGTTGTTCGGTTATATGCAACACATGATGGAGCAGCATCAAGCATTACATCATATATGTTTGACTCAGAAACAACAAACATATCTAAAGAACCTATTGGTATATTTACCTCAGTAATAGATGGTGATTACTTTAAGATCAGATATACGAATGATGAAGAAATTGAAACCGTAGTTGTTAGAGCTAGATCAATTTGTTTTGGTGATTATGACCAATCATTAAATCCAGAAGACACATATCATTTCAATCTTCCTGGACAACCAGAAGGTTCAGAAAGGTCGGTTTTCTATAAATCCACCCATGTCGAAACTAGCGATACTGCATCTAATTTACCAATTGGAATATGCACTGTAAATAAAAATACAGTAGATGCTATTCAATCCGTTGTTGAAGTTACAGTCTCTGGATCTGCAGGAGCTGCTTATACTGGAACTGCATTATATGATGTAACTTTCCTATCAGATTCTACTAACACATATAGTCAAGAGGGTCCTGCATTATATCGCACAGATGATGTTTCTGGAATTGGTACTTTTGGTGCTGAATTAGTCAATAATGATTTTATAGTTAATTTCTATCCTAATGATAGACAAAATCAAGGCACTATAACAATTAAGGCACTTTCTGAGTGTTATTATAGAGATGTAGATACTGTTAATATTGCTCCACCACTACAATATGGTTCTGTAATTGAAACTCTCAAGACATTCGAATATTTTGCATTAGAAGGGGAAAGAATTAACAAGAAAAACTTTGTCCTTCGCCATGAAACAGTTCCCATTTTTGCAAAGACTATTAATCCTCAAGATACAACACAGTTTAATCCATCAACTGGCATATTTAATATCCCAAATCACTTCTTCAGTGATGGTGAGGAAGTGAGTTATACTGCAACATCAACTTTTATTGGAGTAACACCTTCTAAAATTCAATATGATAATGGTGGCACATTAACAGATTTGCCAGATACAGTTTACATATCTCTTGAAAGTGATTTTGAATATGATACCTTTAGGATTAAATTATCTCCTGGTGGTTCCGCATTGACCAATTTAACTACAGGAGGTGGTAATGCTCATATCTTCTCTATGAGTAAGTCTTTAAGTAAGGCTATTCTTTCAATTGATGGTATGGTCCAGAGTCCTATTGCGTTTACAAATATTACTTACAATTTACAAGGAAATGTAAATGGCGAAGTTACTGCAGAGGCAACAACTTTTGCATTAAGTGGAATTACAACTGTAAATGTTTCTGATATTATTAAAGTTGATGATGAACTTATGGTTGTCAGATCCGTTGGATTTGGAACTACAAGTCTCGGTCCTGTAACTGGAATTGGACAAACTACTATTGTAACAGTTGAAAGAGGTATTTTAGGAACAGAACCGTCTTTACATAGTGATTATACTGGCACTCCTGGTGTCGGCATCGCAAGTATATTTAAGGGATCTTACAACATAATTAATGATGAGGTTCATTTCATAGATGCGCCAAAAGGAAATTCATCAATTACAAGAACTGAAAATAATTTAAAATTCCAAACTTCTGAATTTACAGGTAGAGCGTTCTTAAGAAAGGATTACTCAACGAATAGAATATATGACGATATATCAAATGAATTTAATGGAATTGGAAGAACATTTACATTAACTGTAAATGGTTCTAGTGATGTTGGTATCGGCACGAGTGGTGGTAATGGACTCGTTCTTATTAACGGAATATATCAAACTCCTTCAGCATTAAATAACCCTGAAAATAATTTTGAAATTATTGAGGAAGCTCCTTCGGTAAATGTTCCATCTGGAATATCTAGTGTAAGATTTACTGGTTTAACAACTAGTGGTGGCATCTTTATATCCGAAGAAGATGTCAATCAAAATCAAATTCCTAGAGGTGGACTAATTGTTTCTATTGGATCTTCTGGTGGTCTTGGATATGCGCCTCTTGTAGGTGCAGAGATTGATTTAATCACTAATCATCACCTACCTTCAAATTGGGGAGTAAATCCATCAAATCCTGATTTAGGTATCGGTTTAGTTGTTGGAAAATTTGTTACTGAAGTATCTTCAGAAGGCACGTTTACGGGAAGTAGTGATACAATTACCGGGATTAATACTTCCGGAATCTCTACTGGAATGGAACTACAAAATAGTGATAATGTTGCATATGGACAAACAGTAACAAACATTGGAAATTCTGAAGTTACAATTAGTAGTTCCAGCTACATTGGTCATGGAACAACATCTATTAATTTTGGTTTTAGAAAACCACTCGGTGGATCTGGATATTTTAATAATCCAACCGTTTCAATTGCTACTACAACATCTGGAACTGATGCAGTAATTACTGCAACGGTAGGTGCGGGTGGAACCGCAATATTCAATATTATTACTGCCGGATCTGAGTATCCGGACTATCCACAGGCATTTGTTTCTGAACCTTCTTATGAAAATCTTGAAGTTGTTGGTGTTTCTAGAGTAGGTCTTGGTGCAACTACTGATACTGGAGTTGGATTACTAATGGATATTGAAGTTGGTGCAGCAGCAACAACTGGAATTGGATCAACAACCAGCGAAGTTAGAGGATTTAAAATTAAGAGACAGGGATATTCATTTAAAAAGGGTGATATATTCACTCCTGTCGGACTAGTAACCGCTACTGGATTGTCTTCTCCAATTGAACAACTTCAATTTGAAGTCTTAGAGACCTATGATGATTCATTTGCAGCATGGCAATTTGGTGAACTTGAATTTATTGATACGATTAAACCATATCAAGATGGTATTAGAACTAGATTCCCATTATTCTTCAAAGGTGAGTTGTTTAGTGTTCAGGTTGCAGAAGAATCAAGAATGAATGTTGAAAATTCACTCTTAATCTTTGTCAATGGAGTATTACAGAATCCTGGAGAAAATTATTCCTTTAGTGGTGGAGCATCATTTACATTCTCAGAACCACCTAAAACGGGAGATCAAATAGCAGTATTCTTCTATAGAGGAACTGCAGATATAGATGATAGGCAAATTGGTTCTGTCATACCAACTTTGGAAAGAGGTGATGAGGTTCAAGTTAAGGAATATTTGAATATTTCTGGACAAAATTCCAGAAGAGTTTTTGATTACAAAGAATCTGATGTATTAGAAACTTCTCCATATAAAGGTAAAGGAGTTTTTGGAGAGGATTCTGGTGAGATTGGAAGAACTTTTAGACCAGTTTCTTGGACTAAACAAAAGAAAGATTTAGTTCTTGGTGGAGATATTGTATATAAAACAAGAAGATCCTTACTCGGACAAATATATCCAACAACTAATATCATTAAAGATGTCAATCCAGGTGATACTGAAATGTATGTTGAAAATGTAGATTTGTTAGTCTATGAAAATCCTTCTGCATTTCTAGGAGAACAAATTAAATTATTCCTTATTGATGATAATACAGATTTTGTTCCTGCAGAATTTAATGTGGGCATTTCAAATGGATCTATTGACACGTTTGAAATAACCAATCCAGGAGCAGGTTATACAAGTAATGATGGATCTCTTACATTAATTGTAAATGATCCACCATATACTATAAGACCTGGATGGCCAGATACGGTTGAAGTAGAAGAAGGAAATCTTATCAATGTTTCAAATAATTTATCCCTTCCTCCACAAAGATCTTCAGTTGGAATACTAACTGTAGCGATTGGCATTGGTGGAACTCTCATGAACCCTTCAATAACAAATTCTGGTGCTGGTTATACTGTAGCACCAACTGTTGCTGCCCCATTACCACCTGCAAATGAGGAAGTTGTTGGAGATTTGAATACATTAGAAGGATTTAGTGGTATTGTTACTTCAATACGTCAAAGTGGAACTTCTGGTGGAGAGGTAGTTCAATTTAGTTTAGATAATCCATTGGAAGACTGGGTATGGGATACTAGTTATGTTGGTTCCGATACTGGAAGTGTTGTAATCCAGGATACTACAGTTCCATTTTACAGTGGTGGTACTGGTGTTGAATGGACAGTTTATTTTGTTGATAGAGTATTTACTAAGATAGTAATGACTAATAGGGGTTCTAACTATCCATTTGACCTAGCTTCCGCACAAGCTCTTAATTCTAACTTTGGTTATCCAATCAAAATTACACCAAGTATACCTCAGGCATCCAGTTCATCTTCGATACAAATTGATAAGGTAATGGCTTCAGCACATAATATTGCCAAAATTGAATTTGATCTTAGAGAACAATATTTAAATGATAATATGGATGCAATTAATAATAATGATTTTAATGAAGATGGTACTTTGGGAGTAGGTGATTACATATCTATTACAGGCACTAGTGTTCCAAGAGGTGATTATTTTGAAACATTAGATCTTGCTGTTCAATCACAAATAGTTCTGGGTTCTGCTAATTATGATAGTTCTGGTAGACAATCTTCTGGTAGACCATCAGTTTCAATAGCATCAACATATATGGATTCTATTTACAAAGTAGAAGAATATGATAGAAAAGATGGTAATAGAACCGGAATTATAACATCTTTTGCTTATATTAATGATTTGACTAATCTTCCAACTGCAGATGTGAGTGATGGGGCTGCGATTGGTAACTTCTCTTGGGGTAAAATTGGAATTACTAATACTATTACCGGCACATACAAAGTGTTTGGTAATACTGTTGATGCAGATTTGACAAATTACACAACTGTCCAGAGAAGAAGTTCTGGTCTCAGAGATACTGGATCACTGACTCCAGGACCTGGAATTGCTATAACATCCAATTAACTCTAAAAAACAACCAAAAAACTTCCATAAATACCTAAAAAACTGATGTAATATGGCAGCTATAGTAACAGATCAATTTAGAATCCAAAATGCAACAACATTTATAGATTCTCTGACAAATAATTCCTATTATGTATTTTTAGGACTTGCAAATCCTTATGATGCTGGTGGAAGTAGTATAGGATTTGGAAGAACTACATCTTGGGATCCAGATAGTGCTGGAGGTTCAATACCACCTCCACCGGTAGATAATCAAAGTTATTTGTCTCATTATAGAGATACTATATTGTTTGGAAAAAGAATATCTCAATCCAATGTGAGAAGAGTTATAAAAAAAGTAGAGTGGTCTGCAAATACCAGATACGATATGTATCGTCATGATTATGACATTTATAATCGTTCTCCTAATTCAGATTCCTCAAAATTGTATGATTCAAATTTTTATGTAGTAAATAAGGATTATAGAGTTTATATTTGCCTCTATAATGGATCTAGTGGAAATAATTTAAAAGGAGAACCGTCTCAAGATGAACCACTTTTTACTGATTTAGAACCTTCGGTTGCCGGAGATAGTGGTGATGGATATATTTGGAAATATCTTTTTACAATAGCTCCATCAGATATTGTAAAGTTTGATTCTACAGAGTATATTGTATTGCCAAATAATTGGTCAACTAGTACGGATTTTGAAATAAAATCTATCAGAGATGCTGGTAACTCTACATCCAATAATAACCAAATAAAAATCGTATATATTGAAAAATCTGGAAATACTTTTTATAAAACTGGAACATACCCAATATTAGGAGATGGTACAGGTGCAGAAGTTCAAATTACAGCAAATAATTCCGGAGAAATTGTTAGGACAAAGGTAATTAATGGTGGTAGTGGATATACTTATGGTATTGTAGATTTAAAATCTCAATCATCTATACCTTCATCAAGTTTGGCAAAACTAGTCCCAATTATACCCCCATCAAAAGGACATGGATATGATATTTACACCGAACTTGGTGCAGATAAGGTATTAATTTATGCTAGGTTTGATACTTCAACAAAAGAATTTGTGGCAAATACAAAATTTGCTCAAGTGGGAGTCATAAAAAATCCTGAGTCATTAAATTCAAGTTCTGTTATATCAAGCAATACATTTAGTGGATTATATGCAATAAAATTGAATGGCACTCCTGAAAATTTACCAATAATTGGTAAAATTATCAGTCAAACAACATCGAATGATCAAAGTAAGTCGGCAAAGGGTTACATTGCTGCATATGATCAAGAAACAAATGTATTAAAGTATTATCAAGATAGATCATTATATCTTACCAATGCTATTAATACTGTAGATAGTTCTGCTATAACAAATTCTGGTCAATTATTACCATTTGAATCTTCCGGAATTTCAATTACTGCCGAAAATTTTGAAGGTTCTATTGATACCACTTTTAATGGAAGTACCGTTGAATTAAATGACGGTATAATTGGATTGGGAGTAACTTTTGTTGGTGGACTTGCTGAACCAGAGATAAATAAAGGTACTGGAGATATTATCTACATCGATAACAGGTCTATTGTTTCAAGAAGCATTAGACAAAAAGAGGACGTTAAAATTATTCTGGAATTCTAAGAAATGGCTCAAAAAACAAATTTAAATGTAAGTCCATATTATGACGATTTTGATTCGTCAAAAAACTTCTTAAAGGTTTTATTTAAACCTGGTTTTCCAGTTCAAAGTAGAGAGTTAAATTCTTTACAATCAATATTACAAAATCAAGTAGAAGATTTTGGTAGTCATATATTTAAAGAGGGATCCATGGTGGTCCCAGGTAATGCAACTTTTGATGATCAATATTATTCTGTAAAATTAAATGATACTCAATTTGGAGTAGATTTATCGTTTTACATTGATAAACTTGTAGGAAAAGTAATTACAGGACAATCTTCGGGAACAACTGCAAAAGTTGTAAGAGTAGTTTTTCCAAAAGAGAGTTCTACAATAGATAATATTACATTATATGTAAAGTATATCAATTCTGACGAAAATTTTGCATTTGAACCATTTAGAGATGGCGAAACTTTATCATGTGTAGAAAATGTGACTTATGGAAATACCACTATAAATTCAGGAACAACTTTTGCATCAATAATTGCTACTGATGCAACTGCTATTGGATCTAGTGCTTCTATTGATTCTGGAATTTATTTTATCAGAGGTTATTTTGTAGAAGTCTCTAAGCAAACTATTATATTAGATTATTATACAAATACTCCATCATATAGAGTTGGTCTTACAATCACAGAGTCATTAGTTTCTGCTAAAGATGATGATTCGCTGTTTGATAACGCTAAAGGATTTACTAATTATGCTTCACCAGGTGCTGATAGATTAAAAATATCTTTAACTTTATCCAAGAAAAGTTTAGATGACAACAAAGATACAAACTTTGTTGAACTTTTTAGGGTAAAGAATGGAAAGATCCAAAAAGTAACTGCAAAAACAAGTTATAATCAAATTAGAGATTATCTCGCACAAAGAACTTTTGAAGAATCGGGAAGTTATGCAGTAGATCCATTTGAAATAACACTTCAAGAATCCTTGAATGATAGGTTAGGTAATAATGGAGCATTTTTCTCAAATGAAAAAACCAAACAGGGAAATGATCCTTCTGATGATTTGGCATGTCTTAAAATTGAGAATGGTAAAGCATATGTAAAAGGATATGATATTGATATCATCAATGAAGTTATAGATATTGAAAAACCAAGAGATACTGATACGTTTAGATCAACAGTTCCTTTTGAGGTTGGAAATTTATTCAGAATTAATAATGTAACTTCTACACCCCAACTAAGAAAAACAGTTACATTATATGCTGGACTTGGACAATCTGGACCAAGTTCAAGTTCAGGAGGAGTAGGAGTTGCAAGAGTATATTCATTTAATTTGACAGATGCTCAATATACAGACGCTTCCACATCTTGGGATTTAAGACTGTATGACATTCAAACATATACTGCTTTGCAATTTAATACAGATTTTTCAAGAGATGCTGGAGATCATATAAAAGGTAAATATAGTGGAGCTAGTGGATTTGTAGTTGCAGGAGATGCTGACGATAATTGTAGAGTAAGACAAACATCAGGAACTTTTATTGTTGGAGAACCAGTTATTATAAATGGAATTGAAACTTCAAAGACAATAATTAGTATTAATACTTATGGAATTCAAGATATAAAGTCAATTGAGCAAGATAACGCAACTCAAGGATTTAATAATAGTGGATCAAATTTCACAGCAGATTTCATTTTAGATAGAGAAATCCTTCGAGGTGGAATTGCACAGGTTAATATAACTGCGGAAGGTGCAGGAATTTCTACAGTTACCGCTGGAGGAAGACCTTTTAATGGTATCAAAGTAAATGATATTATCAGATATCAAAGATCTGGAATTTCTTCAGAAACTTTTAATAGAGTAACAAGTGTCGATAATACATTAACTTCATTTACAATCGCTGGTGTCTCTACTGTTGCTAATGTATTTGATGGTGGTCTTAGTAATAGTGAAATTACTACTCCAATATCATTAGCAAAACTATTACCAAGAGGAACTGGGAGATTATATGCCCCATTATTTGATGAAAATGTTTCTGAAGTTAATTTATCAGACTCTAAACTTAGAGTAATAGGACAAGTTAGAGGTATAGATGTAGGTCCTACCAATACATATGATCTTGCTACATCAGATATATCTGCTTCTACCAATTCTGAAATAACATTAAATACAGCAACTTCATCCTTTATCGGGTTTGATCAGGAAAATTATTCGCTGTTTTATGATGATGGCACTCCAGTAACTCTTTCGGATGATGCATTTTCAATAACTACAGATAGTAATACTGGAAAAAATAGTGCTATCCAGATTAGAGGATTAGTAGATGCATCATCTGCAGGAAAAACCGTCCTTAATTTTACTGTAGAAAAGGATAAAATTAAATCCAAAATTAAAGATTATGTTAGATGCTCAACACTGTATGTTGACAAATCAAAATTGGTAGAGTCGGGATCAACATCAGACACCTCTTTAAATGATGGTCTCACTTATAATAAGTGGTATGGTCTTAGAGTTCAGGACGATCAAATTTCATTGAACGCTCCAGATGTAGTTAAAGTTTTAGCTGTTTATGAATCTTTAAATAATCAAAATCCAACACTTGATAGCATTGAATGCACTTCCACCAGTCAAGTGCAAAGCAACGCTATAGTTGGAGAAGATATTTTAGGTTCTTCTAGTAATGCAATAGCAAGAGTTGTTTCAGCACCATCTCCAAATATTTTAAATGTTGTTTATTTGACAAAAGAAAGATTTGTTGTTGGAGAATCTATTACATTTAGCGAGTCAAATGTAACTACAATTGTAGAGAATCAAACTAGAGGTTCATATAAGGATATATCAAATTCTTTTGCCTTAGACAAAGGTCAAAAAGATCAATTCTATGATTATTCGAGATTGATTAGAAAACCAAATACTCCAGATCCTACCAAGACCTTGTTGGTAATTTTTGACAAGTATGTTGTAGCAACAAATAGTGTTGGCGATGCATTTACTGTCGCAAGTTATAGTTCAGATAGGTTTACTGAAGATATTCCGACAATTGGTGTTAATAACGTAAGAGCATCAGATACTCTAGATTTTAGACCAAGAGTTTCTGAATTTAATCCAGCAGTAACTACGGATAGATCTCCTTTTGATTTTATATCAAGAACAACATCATTTGATTCATTGCCAGATACCATTTTAGCACCTAATGAAGTTTCAACAGTATCATATAGTTACTACTTACCCAGAATAGATAGAATTTATATTGATACATTAGGCAATTTTGTAGTAGATAAAGGCAAATCTTCAAAAAATCCCCAACCGCCACAGAAATTGGGTGAGTTTATGGAATTGGCAACTCTTAACATGCCAGCTTATCTTTATAATACTGAAGATGCATCACTTACTCTCATTGATAATAGAAGATATACAATGAGAGATATTGGTGAACTTGAAGGTAGAATTGAAAATCTAGAGAAAACAACATCTCTCAGTTTACTTGAATTGGACACAAAAACTATTCAAGTAACAGATTCTGAGGGAAGAAATAGATTTAAGTCAGGATTTTTTGTAGATAATTTTAAAAATCTTGATAGAATTGATACAGATATTAGTTTGGTCTCTATAGATTCTACCGTTGAAGAACTTTCACCTATATTTACGAGAAATACTGTAGATTCATTGTTAGCAGCGTCTTCTGATGCAAATCCACAAAATTTAGATCTTTCTACAAATTTCACTTTACTTGATTCTTCAATTCAAAAAACTGGAAATTCTTTAACCTTAGCATATAAAGAAGTTGATTGGTTGGAGCAACCATTAGCAACTAAAGTTGAAAATATCAACCCATTTAATGTTGTTTTATATGTTGGTGCCATTGAATTAACACCTAGTGTTGATACTTGGATTAGAACAACATGGATGGCAACTTTGAATCGTTCAAATACAGTTAACACTGCATCCACTAATCTTCAAACTAGAAACGTCACTAGAACTCGTTCAAATACTACGAGAGTTGCAAACGTGAGAAGGAGAGGAACTACTGTATTCTCTGGGACATCTACTTCTACGGCAACCAACTGGGGAGTAAGTTCTAGAGTTGTTACTTCAACCAGCACATCTGTTCAAAATGTTTTAAGATCCAGCAGTGCTGAGGTCTTTATGAGATCTCGTAATGTTCATGTTAATGCAGAAAATCTAAAACCAAGAACTAGATATTATCAATTCTTGGATAGCACAAGTGGCGTTGATTTTATGCCAAAAATGTTGGAAATTGCAAGTGATTCTACACTGCAAAAATATGGTGCAAGCACTTCATTTAGTATTGGAGAAACTGTAGTAGGAACTATAGATGGTCAAGAAGTTACTCGCTTTAGAGTAGCACATCCAAGACATAAAGAAGGACCTTTTGCTGCTCCAACAAGATTCTATAATGCAAATCCATATACTACAGGAGCATTTACCGATACTTTCTATTCGTCATCATCCAAAACTTTGAATGTTGATACATTCTCAATGTCTCAGCAAGCTCAAGGTGATTATTATGGATATGCTGCAGCAGGGATGAAATTAAAAGGTCAGACTAGTGGTGCTGAAGCATATGTAAAAGATGTTCGTTTAATCAGTGATAATTTTGGAGATTTACTGGGAGCATTCTTCCTAAAGGATCCAAATACAACACCTTCTCCTGCAATAAGAATCAGAACCGGCAATAAGACGTATAGATTGTCATCAAGTGCTTCAAATGCGGAAAATCTTCCAGGAAGCACTGCAATTTCTTATGGAGAAGCACCATATAATTCCACAGGAACACTGCAAGTTTGGCAGAGAGTAGTTACAGTAACTACAACTAGAAGAACAATTACAACAGTAACGAGAACAAATACGACAACCAGAACTAACAACTTTACACAATTTTTTGATCCACTCGCTCAAAGTTTTACAGTTGGTGGAAATATTCAAGTTAAATCGAATATTGATACTGAAGAAGATGCAAATGGAGCATTTTTAACTTCGGTTGATCTTTTCTTTGCAACTATTGATGAAAATAATGCTCCAGTAAGAGTAGAAGTTAGAACAATGGAGTTAGGAACTCCAACTTTACGAGTTATCGGTCCTAGTGTAACAATTAGACCAATAGAAGTTGATGAAAATGGAAACGAAATTGAAGTTATCAAAACTTCTTCAACTGGAGATGTTGCAACTAATGTAAAATTCCCAGAACCAATTTTCTTAGAACCAGGAAGAGAGTATGCTATCGTCCTAATTTCTGAAAATAGTGATGCATACGAAGTCTGGACTGCTGTGATGGGAGAAAAAACAGTTAATACCGCAACTCTTCCAGATGTTGATGCAGTTGTTTATACTCAACAGTTTGCTCTTGGATCTTTATTCAAATCACAAAATGGATCAATATGGACAACTGATCAATTCCAGGATCTCAAATTTAAATTATATAAAGCAGAATTTACTGAAACAACTGGTACTGCATATTTCTATAATCCAACTCTAGATGTTAGTAATGGATATAATCAAAATCTACCACCAAATCCAATTAGTGCCGCACCTAAAACAGGATATATTGGTATAGTAACAATTACTGATAGTGATACAGCAGGGATATTGACAGTTGGAAGAAAACTTTCTGGTAGTAATGGTATAGGTGGATCTGCTATAATTGTTGGAACTGGATCTAGTGTAACAGGAATAAACACGATTAGTGGTGGAGAAAATTATATTCCAAATCTCTCTTCTAGAAACTTTGCAGCAACAAATATTAGTGGACTTGGAACAGGTCTTGTTTTACAATTCTCTACTTCTGGAGTTGGAACAGTAACGAATGTGAGTGTTGCAGAAACTTCTCCTGGATTTGGATATATTGAAGGAGACATTGTAAGTATAGTTGGAACTGCACTTACAACTGGAAGAGATGCCGAATTTGCAATTTCTGGAATTGGTAGTGCAAATAGGTTGTATTTAACAAATGTTCAAGGGTCTTTTGGACAAATAAATACTCCAAACGATTTTGCCGTTGGATATGGTTTAAGTTACTATGACGGATCAAATGTTGTATCTTGGGCAGCTACAACGATTACAGATTCTGTAGAATTGACAACAGGAAGAGAACTTTTTGTCAGACATTTTGATCATGGAATGTATTCCGCCACAAATAAAGTTAAATTAACTAATGTGCAACCTGATGTGCCTCCAACAATATTAAACGCGCCTCTCTCCGCTATTAATAGTGGAACGTTTACTGTCGTTAATGGCACCGAATTCGCTAATTTTGAAGGATTACCAGTTGGAAGCGAAAACTCAGGATATTTAAAAATCGGAAATGAAATTATTGAATATAGTAGTCCATCAGGAAATCAACTTACTATTGTTAATAGAGGTCTTGATGGGTCAGTGGCAGAGAGTCATGAAGTTGGAGAAATCGTACAAAAATATGAATTTAATGGAGTTTCATTAAGAAGAATTAATAATAAAACTCATAGTATCTCTGGAACTATTGGAATTGATAGTTACAATATTAATATTGATATGTCTGCTTCTGGCAGTATTGCTAAAAATAGAAGTCAAGACACAAAAGATATCGGTAACAACGTTATCTATCCAGCACTGTCATTTAATACTAATAATAGTGGTGGTGGAGACAATGTATATGCAACTGAAAACATACTATTCACTGGATTAAGACCAACTTATGATATTGAGACACCCTCAGCAAATACTTTCGTTAATGGTAGAGTAAGAACTATTTCAGGAACAAGTGTGGGA